TTATTAAACTTTATAAATATGTCTAAACAAATCTATGATTTATCTGAATACAAATATGGTGTATATAAGAAAGTCCTAGCCGAAATGTATCCGAGACATAGTGAATATAAACTAAAGAAAATATTTGATAATTTAATTTGTTTGGGATATATTGATCAAGTCCCATTTAATAAATCTTATAAATACAAATGGAATGCAAAGACCCTTGATGTTAAACCTATATTAAAAGATAAACCCTTCATATTGGTATTTGATTAATATTACCACAGTATTCTTCTTGCGTGATAATTTGCCGATGATGGTAAATCTTTAGTTAATTTATTTTCTTTATTTTTTATACCTGCTGTTCGTGTTAAATAGTTCTTTCTTCTTTTTGGATCATTATGGTCTAATGATTTATGAATACCTGTCTTATCTTTGAAATGTTGATTTGCTGGTGGTTTAAGATTACCGAAATGTACTTTCTTACCATCAACAATAGTCATTAATTTTTTATTCTTTCTATCTGATTTCTCATACACATATTTACCTATTTTAACTTTCATATTATAAATCTTAAAGATTTTCTTTTATTCTGTTTTTCTTGAGTTCTCTTTTTTAAAAATTCAAAGTATCTATTTGCTAATTTGAATCTTTGACTATTCTTATCTATAACTCTCAATCTAACCATCATTATCATAGCGACTTGTGAAATCCTTTTATGTGGGTACTTATCAGATTTATAAAGTTTTTCTAATTTTTTAATAGTATCCTTAACATCTTTAATAGTAGTGTATTTTATGGGGATAGTATCTTTAGGGTTCTTATCAATATAAACATCAAACGATTTTTTAGGATTATCCGGATTAAATAGAAATTGTTTAGACATATTAATATCTATAAATATAATATAATGCCCTATCATACAAAACCGAACGGTTATAAAAATACTAAGACAAGTGAAATGAAACCGCTTAATAAACCACGAAAGCAACTAACAAAATTACAAGTAGAATTTATGAAAGAACATTCTAAAAAACATTCACCAGCACATAATAAAGAAATGAGAAGATTAATGAAGAAAGGCTACTGCATACAACAGGCTCATCAATTAGCGATGAAAAAAGTAGGTAAATAGATTTATGCTTAAAAAAATATTTTTAAAATTATCTAAAGTTATTTTCTCATTATATTATAAAGAGTATAACTATGAGAGGCAGAAAAAATCCTAACAAGTCTAATTATCATTATGTTGCACATTATTATGAAGGAGAAGACCTAGTGAATGAAAAATACTACTTAACTATAAAACACATTCAAGAAGAACATCCGTGTTGTCGTAAGACACTTATGAAACAATTGGCTGACCCAGACCGCAGAAGTCATTTGATAAAGAATGTAAAATTTTATAGAGTTTCTGTACCTGTGAGTATTCAGGTTCTTAATCCGGAAGTTTCTGGATAGTTTTCTGCGATTTTTGCATATTCTTTTAATTTAGTTTTCTTATTTTTTTTATTTTCTTTTAGTTTTCGGCACTTAAAGAGAATAAAAATATATTTTTATGCCTTAAATTAGTAAAAAAACTAACATTTGGCTATTTAAAGCAGAAAACTAAGGGGACTTAAAGAAATCGAAGAAAACTATTCAGGCTTATTTTTAATTAATTGTAAGAAGACAGTATTATCATTCTGAATATCTGTCGCTGGTGTGCCGTCTGGTGCTAAAATTCTTACACGAAGTTTATCTACATACGAAGGTATGCCTTGATGAACATAAGGTATTGAACCTTGACCCTCGTCAGTTGTGTAATCTGAGGTCGCATAGTATCTACCTACAATTGATTTAATCTTTTGATTTTGATTTGTTCTTTGAGAACTATTATGAATGTTTGAATGTGGTAGTCCTGAAATCTCTATTAAGAAATATCCATTAGATAAAGATCCAACACCACCGCCTTCAGTCTTATGTCCTACAATAGAATTTAAGTTGTTTGTTTCTATAGTTTGTTCTGATAATGCAGGGACTTGAAAATAATTAGCATCAGTCTTCGAAAAAAAAGCATCTATACTAATTAGATTTTCAGTAGTACTTTTACCTGCTACGAAATCTGTAGCAAAGACATTTATATCTATTAAACTAGGAGTATTACCATTATCTACAAAAGTAGCATTATCTACCGGATTGTTAGGATTACAAAATAAACTCGCATCGAAACCCATATTCTTAAATAAAAGTTTCTCTGTTTTTGGACTACCGCATCCTGTAAATGAAATACCTGAATGAGCCCCTACTGTAAAGAACCTTGCAGGTGTTTGATTTGGTTGTTCTCTTTGAAGAACTATACCGGTATTATCATCTATGATAGGTGAATGTATTTGTTGAAATACAAATTTGTTTAATGAATCATCATATATTAAACCTACCTGACTTGTACCTATTACGTAATCGGTTGTTGCAGTTGCTAAAAACTTTAATATATTAGTACCATCTTGAGCAATTAAAAACAAATCTGTTTCGTGTCCTAGAAGACCAAAGTCTCCGTCTGTTAATAATTGTTTATGACTTGTTAAGAAAGGTGTCTTAGTTGGAAATGTAGTGTTATATAAAGTAGCATCACCGAACTCGGCTCCTTCATCAAAAGGTTGAAATGATGGAATAGTTGTTTTAGGATCAATAGGTAATGATTGAACTTGTTTCATTTGAACTTGACTTAATAGATCAGAAATTTGACGAGCGAGTGCATCTGCCTGATATGAGCCTTGAGGTATTTGTGCTTCTACATTAAATAACATAGGAAAAAATGTTTCATTAGAAATAACTGGATCTACATCTCCACTAAAATTACCTGATGCTAAATCAAATTTATCTACATTTACTAAATCACTTGCATTAGTAATAGTGAAATCACTTATTTGAAATGAAGTAGTGCCTACTGTTTTAGGTTTATATCTTATATTTAAAGTTTTGGCTTTGGGGTCTGAATATATATTATAAGTAGGATTAGAACCGTGTCCATTAACTAACAATTCAAAATTTTGATTTACTACTTTACCTGATCCATCTGTATATTGAAGACCTATTGTTGCTTGACTAAATTTAGCACCTCTTTGATTGGCTAATTGAATTTGAGTGCAATCGAGTGTATTTGCTGGAGCAGTATTATTATAAGAAACTACATATTTTTTACCATCAGGCTGATCAACAAAAGTAAAAGGTTGTCTTGAAAAATATTCTTGATCATTTGCTACAGTTGGTCTATAATTTTCTAAGTAAAGTAAAAAATTCACAGAGAAAATATCATTAGTATCATCTATAGTTATTCTACCTGTGCTTTGGTCTGTATTAGAAGACCTTGTATCTATGAAACAGGATTTTATACCTAACTCATCATTATTTTCTAGTAATAAAGGTTTATTTAATATGATTTCATAGTCTCCTGCTTCTGCAGGATTGACTGTATGTGAATCTGCTTGTCTTAATTCTATAATATTAGTATTCATCTATTAATATTATAACAATATTTTAAAAATTAAATAAAAAAACTAAGCATAAGAAATTAAATACCTACCGCCTCCTACTTGTAATTGCTTACCTACATATCCTATACATACTAACTCAATAGAATTATTATATTTAGATGGATTTGTTCCGTCAGTCTTACCTGTCCTTGAAAATTCTACCTGAAGTTCATTAATTTTCTGATTAATTGAAGTACCGAAATAGTCTTGACGACCACTCTCACTCTGGTCTCCTGATACAGTTAAACCATTATAAGAAGCGTGGAGATTGACGTGCGAGGTTTCGTGATAATTAACATCACCTTGAGTATCTACTAAATGGGCTAAAATTCTATTTGAACCTTCTAACTTACCACGAGGATAGATCGCTCTACCATTTACAAGAACGTTAAATGATTCATTAAATCCGTGAAGTGAAGAATATACTCCATAACCTACAGAAGCATTAGCATTAACATACTCAGATTTATTTTGAAAAGTTTTCTTAATAACAAGTCGTCCAAGTGTCTTACCATTAAATCCTAAAACTTTTCTATTTTGGGTCTTAGTGGCTCCAGCGGATACATTATCAATAAGAACTCTATCCATCTCAATATCTTCCCAAGATAAAGAACCAATCTGACCAATCATAGCCGTGGCTTGTCTATCATCCATAACTCTATCTACTGCAAGTAAAGGTCTATTATTATTAGTAGCAACATTATCTACGTTCTGATAAAAAATTCTATTTGATGAAGTTTCAAATTCAATAACAAGTCTTAATTGTTTGAATACTTTATCTGAAAGAATAGGGACTACTCTTAACATATCAAATACCTCTCTTAAATCGTAAAAGGCTTGTTTAGAAGATGCAGTAGAATAATTAACATCTAAAGCCATAGTGATAGGATTTTTTACAGCACTTTTTCTTTGGTTTTGTGTATTACTTGTACTATCAAAATTATTAGTATATCCAATTCTATGGCGTTTAAGAAATCTATCTAAATCAGTATTGTGTTGATTAGTATTAATAAGTGTATTGTAAGCCAACCATTCATTAAAGTTTCTTACTTCTGTAAGTACAGTTCTACCATCCAATAATGAAATATTTCTTATAGAACCTAAGGCTCCGACACTATCAGGATACGATGCACCAACAGACCCATTTCTACCTACATTAAGAAGTTTAATACTTGGTAATACAGAACCGTGAATACGAAATTCGGCTCTACCTGAACTTTCTCCTGCTACAAAAACACTTGGCTCAAGAATATCACTCTTTATCTGTCCGCTTGAATAAAAACTCATATTAATATTATACTGATATATTTTATTTTTTATTTTTTTTATCATAAAACAAAAAATAAATATAAAATGAAAAAAAATTAATTGAAATCAAAAAATTTAATCTAAAGTGAAATTTTGCTATGAAAGAACAAAAACATAATATACTGATTAGTGTTAGAAACATCAGAAGTAAGATTTATTGAAAATTTTGATTGACTGAGATCAATTGCAGATCCGAATTTTTGTCCTAAACCATACACTTGATTACCCTTAACAGTATTAGCATTAACTTGATGAACTCCCATATTATCTAAACTTTCTAAGTATCCATCTAAAAACATCCCATAGTCAGTCTGCTCATACATTATCATTTGATTAGTAGCATCGTTTATGAGAAACTGAACACTTTTAATATTTGGTGGTTTTTCAAGAGCATCGGCTTCAAAATGGTTCTGGTTCTCTTTACTTTGTTTTAAGAATGAGACTGAAACTCCATCACATACAGCAGGAACTCTTGTTGAGATATTAGCATTAGCCGACTGTAAAACACTCTTAATATCTACTACTGAATCCATAGAAACCTGAGGTACTGGTGAAGGTGGTACAGTAGTGAAAGTTAATCTTAAGTCTGTAATAGTATATTGGGATCCTGCTGTGGCTCCAATACCACACAAGACATTAGCATTACGAGCAAGGTTCAAAGATACACGAACTTCATTATTAACACGACTCATCTGTAAATTATCACTCATATTGTTTAAGCATATATCCGGTTTAAATGAAAAGTCAAGATCGGCAAAGGCTTGTGCTTGGTCTGTATTGTCGCTTTCACCACAAGCAAAAGCAATTGCACAATCTACACTTGGAGCCTTAAGTTCGCATAAAGATGCTCCTGAATAGTAATCATTAGGAGCCTTAGTAGCAGTTTCTTTCATACAAACCAGTCGAGAATAATTTGATTTTACGTTTTGAATAACCTGCCCATTCACCTCAACACGAACTCCTTCTATGATCGAGTGTGCGCCGACTTGAGGTTTCATATATATACGGTCTGTATAAGTTGCTCTCTGTCCGCTTGTTTTTTCAACTAATAATTTGCCTTCAAGTCTAACACTATTTCTAACTAAATTGCGATCTGAAGACAGCAAAAAGTCAATCGTATCAAATTCATTAAATCCTGTTGCTTTGTTTGATTCTGGCTCAACGCTGTGAAAAATAACATTACTCATCTTTATAATATGTTATAACAATATTTTTTTAATAAAAAATATAATTAATAAAAATTTTTGAAAAATTAAAATAAAATTAAATAGTTTTTACAACTTCTTTATAAATTGAAATATCTGCAACACCACCACCACCAGTTTTTTTAATTTCAAATTCAACCATCTTAAGATTTTGACTTACTGGTAAAGGTACAGCAATAGCACTTAAACCGAAGTTTGCTCCACCTGCGTCGGTAAATACACCTCTACTTGTATTAGTTGTTGCTGTTATTCTCAAATAATCTTTTTGAGATACACTTTTAATAGTTTTACCTTGATTTAATACTAAAGTATTAAGTGCGTGATAGTATAATGGCGTATCTGGAAAAATATCTCTATCGTATTGATTTTCATTATCTATAGCAACTCTTACACCTTCAGCAGGTCTTTGAAGTGAAAACAAACTATCATTATAAGTTTTAAGAAGAACTAATGCGTTAATAGCGTTGCCTTCTACTTCATAATTTCTCTTAAATGATGTTGCTCCATTACCTTGGTCTCTTTCAACCTTATACTCTGTAAAACTAATTTGGTCTGGTACTTGTGAAGGCATATTGTTCGAACCGATTGCATAAAGAACTAATTCAGCCTGTCCTAAAGTAAGTGAAATATCGGTTGCTGGAGTAATATCAGCAGTTTTTAATGCTCTAATCTTAACATCGACAAAACCAGTTGAACCCCCTGAAGGTGTCCCCATAGCATCCTTAAGAGTAAGTGAAACGTGTCCAGTTGTTTGGTCATAACTAATATTAGTAATAGTGTTTTTTGTAGTAGCAAGATTAACACCATCTCTAGCACCACTCGCAACAACAACAGGCATACCATTATACCACGGTATTCTTCTTTGGTAGTCTGGGTCATACTTTTTAGGTACGGCTCCTGAACCTAATACAAATGTAGTAGTTGCCGAGGCGACATTACTATCAACAAGGCGACCATTATTCTGAGTAGTAAAGTAATTTTCGTTGTACTCGTCCATATTAGCAGTAAGTCGAGACATATCAATCTCTAAATTTAATTTACATTTACCTAAACGGCGAGTATCGAACATTTGCACTTCACCAATATTAAGAATATCTTTTAATGGGATACGAACACTTTTGTCTATATAACCTCTACTTGCTTGACTGGCTTCGGCACTAACATCTATAAGAGGAGAAGTAGTCCCCCAATCTTCATATTCTCTAAGAGCCTGAAAATTATGATAAGTATTGCCTAAGTATTGATTCTGACTTTCACTATAATTTTTAGTATAAAGTCTTAACTGATTAACATCTCTAAGTTCTTCAATACGACCCATACTATCACTTGAAAGACGTGCGTGTTTAACAAGAGAAACAGCCGGTTGAAATTTACTTGTATCGGCTTGACCACTATCCATTTTTCCCTGTACATTCCAAATAGAACCAGTCCATCCAGCATCAGCATTACCACCTGCTACACGTGCATTTATAGAAACATAAGATTTGCTTAAATCAAGCATATCACCGTCAGGTATATGAAAATTTAATAAATTTTGTGTTGAAGATAAATCTTCAGATTCTACGCTATGAACTTTGAAAACTCTATCCATTTTATATCTATATATAAAGAAAGTTTTTTCGTGAAAAATAATTAAATGGGTTTTTAATAAAGTAAAAAAAATCAGGCTCCTATCTGAAATGAAGCGTTAGTTATTGTGGGCAGACTGGGTTTTTTATGTTTAGCAAAAATTCCACCGAGGTAGGATCCGAGGCCAATTACTAGACCAATTGCGTCTCCAACTGGATCAGATTCTCCTCCTGCTTCCGTTGAAATTTCACCTTCTTCTTCAGCACCTTCTTTTAATGCTTCTTTACCTACACCTTTGGCTAATTGTTCAGCCTCATCTTTTCCTACTTGTGATGCTTTTGCTAATTCTCCTGCTAAATCACCTGCTTTATCTTGGGCTTGACTTACTGCTTCATTCTTAGCAATAGAAAGAATATTTTTTTTATGAAAGCCACCTTGAGCCAATTGAGCAATATTACCTGCTTGACCTAAGGCTCCTCCTGCAATATCACCAGCGGTTTTACTAAAAACACTAGTTAAAGATTTAATACCTTGTCCTAATTCGTCTTCACCGGTTCTTCCTAACTGACTTACTAATTTTGTTTCACCTTGTTTAGCGAGAGTTGTACCAACTTTACCTAATTGAGTTCTTGCTTTTCCTTCTTCTCCAATTAAATCTTTAGGTTCTAATGTTTTTAATTCATCAATAGTTCTACTGGCTTGATGAAGATTAAATTTTTCTCTTAATAGATTATCACCAATATCTTCAGGTGTCGCCACTCTATCATTCATTAGTTTATTAAAATGGTCTCTGTATAAAGGATGAAGTTCATCTCTTTCTGTTTTTACTGAAGACATCAAAGCATCTCTAACAATTGGATCTGAATATTCAGATTTACTTAAACTTTGTATGCTAAAAGCAGGTTTTTCGCCTGATACTTCATCTAACGTTCTGGATGCTTGATTAAGATTGTACTGATTGGCTAATTTTTTATCTCCACCAAATTCATCCAAATCCTTTACATATCTTTTACCTATTTTATCTGTAAATTCTTTTTGTTGGTCTCCGGATAATCCTGATATTCTTTCTCTTAATCCTGATTTAATAATACCTTCTGTTTTTTCAAAATCTTGAGGTAAAAGGTCTTCTACTTGTTGTTCTGATATTTTAGGTGTGTTTGATGTAGGTTCTGCTTGTATGCCTGTTGCAGTTTTAACTTTATCTAATAAACTTTCTTTTACAAGATTTTTATCATCATTTAATTGATTTATAACACCCTTAGTACCGTTCTTTTTGTAAGCATCTCTATATTGTTTCGCCTTTTCATTAGTAAGACCTAATTTTGATAAGGCTTTCTTACCTACACCCTTACTTCCTGCCTTAAACAAATCTACTAAACTATCTATTCCTGTTTGTTCAAAAGGGTCTGTGAATTGTTTAGTTTTTTCCTCTGCTTCTTTTTCTTTTCCTGCCTCTCTTTCTTCTTCAGAAGCCCTTACATTTGCAAAGCCCATTATTGCTTGGTTGTAATTTAGTAAAGAATCCATTAATATTATATATGTATATAATAAATAAATATGCCTAAAAAAAAAGTAAATCTTAAGAGGTTCAAGGATAAGACTGATAAATTTGTAGTTAAAAAGAATAATGGTTTGTTTGATTTACCTGCTCGTATTCAAATTTCTGCTTCTTCTGGATTTGGTAAAACCAGTTTATTATTAAGTTTAATGCTTTCTGAAGAAGCATATTTAAATGACTTTAAAGGTGAAAATATTTACATCTTTAGTCCTATGATTAATGATGCAAAATTAGAACATATGTGTAAAAAGAAAAAAATTCCAGATATGAATATATATACTGAATTTGATGAACATTTATTATCTGCGTTGTATGATAAATGTTGTGAAGAATATGAAACAGAAAAATTATTAGATGAAATCCCTCATCAGAGAGTTATTTTATTTGACGACGTAGCCTTTGAGGGCAGTTTAGCATCAAAAAAACAAAGTAATAATATAGTAAATAAAATGGCTTGCAATTCGAGAAAAAATGGGTTGTCTCTTTTTTTCCTCACACAGGAGTACTTCCAGTTGAATAAAGTTTGTAGAAATAATCTTACAGGTCTTATAATGTTTAATATGAATAATAGGTCTTTAGAAACAGCAGAGATAGAACACAATTACTTAGAGGATAAGAAATCCTTTAAAGAAATGGTTAGAGGTAATCTTAAAGAAAAACACGATTTCGTTGTAGTTAATTATTCTAACAATCGTGATCAAGGTCTTTATCTGGACAAGGACTTTCAGAAGATAGGCTAGACTTACCTAAGATAAAACATTTGTGTTTTTCAGATTTAATATGTCTTGCTATTTCTCTTCTACAAATAGTTGCTCCACATTCACATTTAATTTTTTGTCTTCCTTTGTTTTCTCTCCATTTCCACCGTCCTTTTCTTCTTTCTATTTCACTAATAATAGGTCTTGCCTTATTTACAACAATACCTTTTTCTATATTATTCTTTACAAATTCAATACTAGTTCTCTCTATCATACGAGCATTAGAATAATTATTAGTGCTGAATTCATTTATTAATTCTAATAAACAATTATTAAAATTAAAGTCTCTGGTCATAGTAGTATTAGTATTTACAAGTGATTTTTGTTTATGATGATAAAACCTTCTTTCTATAGATTGTGTGGTCATACCTACGTATATTCTATTATCATCAAGATTAGTTATTTTATAAATTTTATATTTCTGTAAATCACTCATTATAATAAATACACATTTTAATTTTATAAAGTAGAACACGCAAAATTTCAATAAAAAATCTATATTCAATTTATATGTCTGCAAATAAACATTCAAGATTAAATAGAAAGGGTAGTACATTAGTATTTAAGGATGACGATTATGAAACTACTAAAAATATACTAAAAGATTTATTACCTTATATTGATAAAGATAAGATTATATATGACCCTTTCTATTGTAATGGTAAAGTTAAAGAAGAATGGTCTGAATTAGGTTATGATTGTTATAATGAAAAAGAAGATGCATTTGATTCTAATCCTCCTGAATTTGATTATCTTATTTCTAACATACCATTTTCATTAAAGAAAGAAAGTATTAAATTAGCCTTAGATTATGATAAGCCATTTATGTTATTGATGCCTATTGATACATTAGGTTCGCTTTGGATGGGAGAATATTTTGATAAATTACAATTCATAATACCAAAAAAAAGATATAATTTTTTTAAAAAAAGTCAAGAAAAAAAGTCTTCATCGTGGTTTGATACGATGTGGGTATGTTATAAAATAAATCTAAATGAAAAAATAGTTAAGTTAAATTAATTCTTAGAATATACATTTGTTTGTTGATCTACTGAATGAAGCATCTTATCTGCTAATTCTTGTTTCTCTTTATTCTGTGGAGGGTACAGCGTAGATACAACTATATGTCTAATCATACTTATACCTAACCCATTCTTATTTAATGGTGAGAAGGCACTCTTAACTGCTTTAGTTAGTTGATTTGCAGTCATCATTTCTAATGACCGGTTAAATAATAAAAATTTAGTGGGATTTACTTTTAACCATTTATTAAGAACTGTATTAAGTTTCTTACCTACATTTATAGTTTTATTATCAAATTTGCCTTGTGTCTTAAATTCTCCTAAATGAAAGAATTTCTTATTCTGTCCCCTTACTACTAAATAATTCTGTTTCAATTCAGCATCCTTCATTTTATTATAATCTTTAATATTTATCACAGTCATAGAGTAGTCGCTCCGAAGGGGTGGGTTATTTTCAGGGTCAAGTACATATAAAGAAGTAATTACATATTTTTGAATTAAATCTAATTCAGATTTAGTAAGATTTTCTTTTTTAAATAAGCCCTTCATATCTATCTCACGTTTATATGTTTTCATTACTTTCTGTAATTCTTCTAATGATGCCCAATTTTGTTTTTGCTTTTCGGTCTTCTCCTGAGACTTTTGCATCTCTTTTAAACTACTATCGAGGTCTTCCATCTCAACTCTATACTTATCTATCAAGCCTTTGTCTTCGTTTTCTTCCGTCATTAACAACACTACGATTGTGGCGTAATAATTTTTTTTGGTGGATTTCGCTTTAGTATCTAAAAACTCATCTACCTTAGACTTTTCTTTAAGAACCTTTAATGAGTATTCATTAGAACTATCTCCAATCTCTTTATTTAGTTTTCTTAAATTCTTGATGTACATATTTAGTGATGAATCTTTAATATTTGGTCTTTTGCTTTTAATCGTAGAAATCAATTCGTCCATTATATATATATAAAAAAGATTTTTTTATTTAGTTTTATGCGATTTAAATAAATCTAATAAATCTAATCTATTGATAGATTGTAATGTTTCTTTAATACTTATATTAAAAGATAAATTCCATCCTACTAAGTCTTCTATTTCATCAAAATCATCCATTATATTAAATATAATTATATATTAGTTTTTAAGCCCAAAATTGCCGGTTTTCCCAAGAGTTAAAAGTATTATTTATAGTAAGTTCTTTTTTAGTTTTCTTTTTTAAAAATACTTTAATCTGATTTTCTGCACTATCTTTCAATAAAATTATTAATTTATCGCCTTTATCTTTTTTATAAATTTTAAAAGATTGTTGTAAATGTTCGTCAAGAAAATTATTAATTTTAATATTTTGTGTGTCTGTAATTTTAAAAGAGTTGTCGTTTTGAATTTCGTCAAGTTCGTCAATAGTAATAATATTCATTTTTCTTATTTTGTAATGTACAACTTTCAATTCAATTTTAAAAAATCAATTTTTTTTTAATCGTTTATTTAAAATATTGAATTGAGATTGATTTTTTTTTTTTTTTATTGAACATAATGTAATTTTTAGTTCTACAACAACAACAAAAAAATTAAAAAGTTTTTTTTTTTTACTTGTAGAAAAGATACACATTATAGAATAAAGCAAAATGAGAGATTTTATTAACATTTTTGGTGAAAATCATATGATTCTAAAAAATTCAAGTGATAGTCTCTATGAAGAAAAACAACGTTTTCGTAGTTATGTTCAAGGTTCTGGATGTAAAACTGTAAAAGGTAAATATAATAAATTCCTTCAAAAAAATGATATTAGTAAGGATACTGGTCGTGCTATAAATCTTACAAATAGTAAAATTTATAAATTATTCAATAAATCTAAAAAATATAAATCTATTAAATGTGATGAATATGAATATAACAATAAACGTTGGTTGTTTATTAATAATTATTATGAAAAATTTTTTAAAAATCTAACACAAAAGCAAAGAAATATTATTAAAAAAAATATGGGTGCTGTTTGGGACTTCCACACTAATAAACCTATGTCTAATTATGTTTTTATTAATTATTTTTTGCCTAAACTATGGATGATGAGACATCCACGTTCGAGAGTTGCTTCCCTTACTGCAACAGTTCTTAATGATGATTTTATTCTTGGTGAGACAATTCTCATCTAATTTTTTTATTTATTTTTTTATATGGATACAATTAACAAAAAGTTAGGCATTCATTAATATTTATTTATACTTCATTTCAATAAGAAAATATGTAGTATATCCATTTTTTTTTATATATTCCTTCTTCCACCTAAAAAGGTAGAGGGAGAATGCGATTTTTCCAGAAATCCATTTAAAAAAAAGTTTGAAGTTTAAAAAAAAAGGATTTCCTGATTTTTAGCAATCTCCTTCTACCTTTTTAGGTGAAACAAACAAATCTGAGAATATTGAGTGAATGGTAAGAAAACCTTTTGTATATGAGATTATTTGAATACAAAATTTTAAGACTTTAAAAGATACACATTATAATATTTTAAAAAATTGATTTAAAAAATAAAATATCTCTATAATGTATAACTTAATGATGAACTTTGAGGATACGATTGATTTAGATTTCGCTAAATATTGCTTAGTTGTTGATGAAACAATAATAAAGGACTGGATAGACCCTTTAGGTGAATGGGAGAAGGCAAGATTTATTGATGGAGAAAGACTACCTTATTCTTCTATTGATGCCTATGTTGCTATGTATAAACGATGGCTTAAACGAGCAGTAAAGGAGCAAGAAAAGAACGGTTTTATTAAAACTAAATATAAATATTCTGCAAACTTTCAGAATAGAGGTAGAAAGTTTTGTGAGGGTTTTGGTATTCAAAAATGTGTAAAGCAATTAAGAGCAGGATTGATTAGAGACAGTACCGTAGATCTGGATATGTCGAATGCACATCCTACGCTTCTACTTGATTTTATGATTAAGAACTATCCTGAAAAAGCAGATAGTCTTATGATTGTTAATTTAGCAAAATATATTGAACATAGAGATACGCTATTGAATTCTATTGATAAAGATAGAGCAAAGGCTAAAGAAACAGTTATTATTTGTATGAATTCAAATAAGAAAACTTCAAGTAATAATAAAGTATTGATTAGACTTGATAATGCCTTTAAAGATATTCAAAATCACCTTTGGACTAATTATGAAGGTAAAGATGATATTGATAAAATTTATAAAGCATCCTTAAACAAGAAAGGCACCCAAAATAGACAAGGCAAATGGTTGAATTATATTTGTTCTATTTTAGAAAATGATTGTTTATCTGTTGCTATATCTTGTTTTGATAAAAAAAAAATAAGAACATTAATGTATGATGGTTTTACAATAGATCAGTCTGTATTTACAGAAGAAACTATTCAGAAACTAAATGAAAAAACTAAACATTATGGTGTTAAATGGACTAATAAAGAACACGATCAAACCGCTAAAGTAGATCAAGAAAAGTATATTGAGGCTATTGAAGCAGAAGACAATCAAGATTATGCAACAGTTAAAAATGAATTTGAAAAAAATCATTTTGTAGTAGAAAATCCTGTAATGTTTTGCCGTGAATATGAATTTGAAGGAGAAATGAAATATCAATTTTATAGTAAAGAGAAGTTTAAAGACTTAGTAGCACCCTATCAATACCTTGACGAATGTAGTAGTAAAATAAAACCTTTTCTGCCTGAATGGATTAAAGACCCAGAAAGAAGAAGTTTTAAAGAAGTATGTTTTATCCCTAAACTAAATGATAAAAGTACAGAATACTACAATTCATTTAGAGGTTGGGATTACAATCCAACTGAAGAACCTGAATCAACTGGATTTGTAGATATTTTCAAAGAACAAATAAATGTTCTAACTAATTTTCACCAAGAAAGTGCCGATTATCTTATCAAGTATATTGCTCATAGTATTCAGAAACCTGAGGTAAGACCTGATTGTGCTATGATATTGAAATCAGATGAAGGTTATGGTAAGGATATGCTACTTGAAACTATTGCTTTACTAACAAATAGAAAGTATATGATGAACACATCCGAAATGAAAGACATTTTTGGCGATTTTAATATAGGTATTAGAGATAAGATTCATATTGTTCTAAATGAAACTGAAAGTAAAAAAGGTTATGAAAACAAAGAAAAAATTAAAGGTTATATTACAGAAGAAAGAACTATTATCAGAGAAAAGAATGTATCTCAATATGATCAAAATAATTATGTAAGACTTTGGATTTTATCTAATAATTTTAATCCTGTACAAATATCTGCAAGTGATAGGCGTTTTTCAGTATTCAAAGCCCATTATAAAAAACCAACTCGAGAACACTTTACTGAATATAGAAAACATATGAAAAGTAAAGAAAGTCTTAATGATTTGATGTTTTATCTATTGAATGTAGATATTAGTGAGTTTGAACCAGATAGAGACAGAGTTATTACAGATGCCTATAAAGAAATGAAGACACACAATCTTAATCCTTTGTATGTATATTTGGATGATATTCTATTTAAAAATAAATTTAGAGAAACCTTTCCTCTACAAACCCAAGCCCTACAATCAAAGAAAGATAATACAATTTTAATACAAAGTTCTGAATTGCTATGTTCATACATAAACTATTTAGATAATGAAAATTTACATAACATTAAGATTGATTTCAAACTAATGAAAAATATTCTTAGTGGTATTGGTATTAAACAAGAACAAAAGAAAATTAATAAAAAAACATTAAATTGGTACATAATTGATACTAAAGAACTAAAAGATATATTGAAAACATATATCGTCGAAGAAGAAGTAGAAGAAATAGACCTTGATGACTATGAATAAATAGACCATATATTAGGTCTAAATGTAGAATAGACAACAGGTTTTTTTGGCTTTGGTTGTGGAGGAGGTGTCGCAATTGGTTGCACTATGGGTTTTACATCTTGTTCTATATTTGGTACATTATTTTTTTTAGTTAATTCACGCAATTGCTTAATTTCATTTTTTAATTCATCAATCTCATCCTTATTAGATTTAGATTTAGGTTGTGATTTCAATTCTTTTAACATATCTTTCAATTCTCTTAATTCAGATTTTAAGTCTGCACTTGGATCAAATGTTTTTGGTTCAGGCTCCGGCTCAGGCTCCTTAATTGGCTCAGGCTCCTTAACTGGCTCAGGTTCTTCCGGTACAGGGTCAAGTTTGGCTTTTACTTCTTTAGTTATTTTCTTTTTTAATTCTTTCTTTGCTAATTTTTCTTCTTCTTTCTTTTTTCTTCTAGCCTCAGCATTTCGTTTTCTTGTCTCTAATGCTTTGGCTTTGCCTTTTTCTAAATTAGCCATCAGTTGGGCGTGCCTTTCAGCAGACATAGGAGGTCGTTTCTTTTTAGGTTGTTCTTCTTTGATTTCTTCAGGTTCAGGTGCAGGAGGTATTTCAACAATTACGTCGTTTTCTGCGTCCGACATATAAATATACTTTATATATTTTTTTTTTAAATAAAACTTTCGACAAAAGTAGAACAATAACTTCGTATTAATTCTAAGAAATTAGCATCCTCAAAATTTTCATCAAAAGCCCTTATTAGTCCATATATAAGCATAATGGCTTTTTTTAATTCAACTACTTGTTTATCTTTTTTTTCAACAACTTCCTTAAAATGCTTAGCCATTTCTATGAATTGATTTTCATTTGGTTCTTCAGCCATACTATATTTAGAGAAAAAACTATTCATCTCTATCCCTAATCAATAATGTTATTACACTTAAACCGTTAAGTATAATGGATGAACCATCTATTCTAAGTATTCTTGCTCTCCAGTTTCTTACTAATGCATCTTGTTCAACGTTAATGAAATATAGATTGTTTGGTTCATATTCCGTGATACTGCCTTCAACTGTATTATTTGTTTTAGGTATAACTCCTACAATATTTTGACGACTTCCTGTACCGGCGTTATATGAATCAATCTTAATACCAATCAATTCAATAATATAACTTGTATTAGATAATGTTGAAATAAATAGTTTATCACCAAAGAATTCACCGCTTAAAAATAAATTACCTGTAGTATCGTTTCTTACTGTCTTTGTTGTAGTAGAAACATTATTAAATCCAAGATAAGAGGCAAGAGTAGCAGACATCGTAAGGGTATGAGTGGCTCCAGCATTTACTAAACCCCTCTGAGGTGGAGCATTTGCGTGTAAGCCATCAATATGGTCTTCATCTTCTTCTATGATTGGTGGATTAGGTATAGCATCACTAAAAGGATCAATATGATGAAATGCTTTTTTTACTGCAATACTCCCTGCTCCGCCTCTTTGTATAATATAAGGATATAAACGTGTGCCTTGTGGGTAATCTATTTCGTGTAATAAAGTAGCCCCAGCATCAGCATCTCTATATAATAAAGCCTGTAATTTACCAGCATTCTGAACCCATTCTATATAGTCATTATCATTATTATTACCTGCTACTACTCCTATTGCCTGAGCAGTATCAAAATTAGTTTTATTAACCCCATCTACGATTTCTACGAAATAATTAGCAGAAGCCCTTTTAAATTCTATAAAATATCCTTTTTCTTGAGCAGTCATAGTAGTTTTATCTTTCCATCCATCAGGGGGCTGGTCAGAAAGTCCTAAAATTACGCCATTATCATCATTACCACTCGAATTATCAACAAAATTGCAAATCTGAAGTCTGTGAGACAATACTCCACCTGAAGCATTCCAAGGTACAAGAGAAACATATTTCGCTCGGTCATCTGTAGTATCTCCTATTTGTGATGTATATAATGGTGAAGCATAACTTATATTATTTAAAACAGCCTGATTAGCAGTTTGTCTGCCTTTATTTCTAATAAAATTAGATTGTCTGCCTATAATTGATACTTTATCAGCATTAGATAATTCACAATTAAAAGATACACCAAATATATTATTGTTAGTAGCCGTAGGATAAGGTATTGTTTTATTTAAGTTGTTCTTAATACTATTAAATAAATCTGATTTATTGTTTTTATCATAAAGTCCATCATCAATTTGTATTTGAACAGATGTTCCTCCAAATCCTAATTCGTAAGTTAAATCATTATTAGTAGCATCAATATTAAGAACGGCTATTCTTTCATTAAAAGAAGCCGATTGTAATGCAATTTGCTGACCTTTTTTAAGTACAATATCCGTGTCTATCTGATTATCAATTATGCCTGATTCTTCATCTCCAACTAATCTAATCAATCTCATTTTAATAAGATATACACATAAAAAAAAAAAGGTTAAAAAACAAAGAAATTAAAAACAAACAAAACTATCAAAATTTATAGCACCACCAGCATTATTAGTTATTTTTACTTTTAAAAATTTAAATCTACAATTTTCTATTACTACTATGGCTTCTCTTAACATTTCACTTTTAGTAATTTGATTGACTGAACCGCCAGAGGATAGAGCAGTAGATAAATCAAAGAAGGTAGAATTATCCATAGACACCATAGGGCTTATGGCGATTTGACCACCACTAATCGACCCAGCACCACTACTATCGGTGGCGAAAATCGTTATAGACCTTGGATTGGACGTTAAGGTAAATAATGTAGAGTGTGTATTACTACCACCACTACCACTAATACTAGTGCCGTCGTGTAATTGAGTTGTAGTTAGTGTTTGTGCGGAGGCGATTTGAGATACATTTACATCGTCAGTTGCGATCACAACTCTCTGAGAATTTGCAGATTTATTACCACTATTACTATCAACATCATTACCTTGAATTTGTAAATTTGTATTTAAGGCATTACTATCCACAGCATTATCTAAAAGTTCAACAGAAGTTTTTATAGCACTTAAATTAATATCGTCAGTTGCGATCACAACTCTCTGAGAATTTGCTGACTTGTTGCCTGAATTTGAATCTACATCATTACCTTGAATTTGTAAATTTGTATTTAAGGCATTACTATCTACAGCATTATCGATTAACTCAACAGCGGTTTTTATTGAACCGAGTGTGCTTTCTGTGGCGAAGCCTGTGATATTACCTTCTTGAATACTTACTTTAAGATTATCAGAAGAAAGAGCAGAAGGTAAGCCACCACCTTGTAAAGTAGATGTTGCGAAACCTGTGATATTACCTTCTTGAATACTTACTTTAAGATTATCAGAAGAAAGAGCAGAAGGTAAGCCACCACCTTGCAGAGTACTCGTAGCAAATCCAGTAATATT